TCCTGATCGTGGCAGCAGTTTCCGCCGGTGTGCGGGTTCACGAGATCCTTGTAGACGTCGTGATGCTCGGCGTGGCCATGGATGCCATCGAACTCCTGCGCATAGCAGGAGATGCGGCCGGCCCCGAACACCAGCGCCAGCAGGATCAGGACCAGCAGCCCGACAAAGGCGGCGGCCGAGCGTACGACGCTCATTTGGCCGCCGGCTTCCATCCGCACAGTCTCTGTCCGGCCTCGTCATGCTTCACGATGGCGAGCCAGGTGGCGCCAACCATCTTGTCCGCCGGGTCCATGTAAATCGGGGAGGCCACGGCACAGAAGGTGTCCGGCACGGTGTCAGCTACCTTTGGTCCACTTGGCGCGCATGCTGTCAGCAGCAGCGCCGCCGGCAGCGTCCACAGTGCTTTCCGCATCCTTCGCATCCTTGACCTCCTGGAGGGCCTTGCCCTGCTGGGCGACCGTGGCCACATTGGCGCCGGCCTGCTGGTCCGACGCCGTTTTCTGCATGCCCATCCAGCCCTTCACGATGTCGATGCCACCGGACAGGATGTTCAGGACAGCGGTGATAGTCCCCACGTCACTGGCTCGGCATGGCGAGCGCCGACCGCGCCTGATCGGCATTAGCCGCTGCTGGCACAGGCACCGCCATGTTTACGGCGATCTCGATCACCGGCAGCAGGACGTTGGCCGCCTGCAGGTAGGCTCTCACGTTGTCGGGCAGGCCCGGCACGGCGGATACGGCACCCACGAAGGCGTTTACGTAGGTCTCGACCTGCTGCACCATCGGCTGGGCGGCGGCGACGGAGCTCGCCCCTGCGATCGATTGCGCCGTGCCCTGCAGACCCGCCAGCGATGCCTGCGCGATGTTCAGCGTGTCGGTCGGGATGTTCAGGTCCGGTACGGCAGCCGCCGCCTTCAGGGCGTTCTGAAGTCCGCCAGCCACGAGGCCGACATCAGCGGAGATCGTGGCAACAGTGGGCGTCTTGATGGTCTTGGTGCCGTCCGGTGCCGTGGTGCAACTGGCGAGCGCCACCACACCAAGAAGCAGCAGCACAAGCGGATGCGACGCCACCTTGGCCGACGTCGTGGCCGTCGCCTTGATGTCGGCGGCGGCCTGAGCGACGACCACTGCCGTCTGTGGAGCCTGCTTGGCGGCTAGGATCTTGGCGGCCTCGGCTACGATGGCGGCCTGGGTGCGGCGGCCTACCGCTAGCGCGAGACCAGCGAGGATCGGCACGTACTGCATCAGCAGCGAGCCGAGAGTATCGGCATCGGGCACCGGCAGGCCGTACTTGAGCGCCAGCGCCTTGTAGTAGATGCCGATCGGGCCGACGATCAGCCAGGTGGCGATGGTCTTCCACTGGCCCGAATTGAGACTCAGAAACGACGCCTGCGGCGCCGGCAGATTGCCGTCGGTCATATACTTCTCCTTGTCGATTATCCGGATGGGAACGCGCGTCCGGCACAGCGCGCTTGAAAATCAGGCCGCGAGAGCCGCCATCGTCATCGGGCCGACGTCACCATCGGTCTGCAGGCCGCGCGACGACTGGAAGGCCATGATGGCCGCCTTCTCGACGGCGTAATCGTTGGAGACGTCGACCGGCGGCAGGCCGAGGAGAACGCGATTTCGCTGCCAGTAGGCGACGCGGTCGGTGAGCCCGTTATAGCCGCCGTTGACGTGCCGCGTGATCTCCCTGAACCAGCCGCGGTCGGCCAGCAGCGAAAGCTTGCGCGAATTCCAGAACCAGCACGCCGACGCGGTCCCGTATACCGGAGTGCAGATCAGCCGAGGCTCAGTGATCAGATCGATTCCCAGCGCAGCACCGCAAGCGGCGTGGTTGGCTCGGCCGGTGATCTGAATCGGGCCGTGGCCCTTGAACTTCACGCCATCGCCCGGTTCGGTGTTCCCGAGATCGGTGTCGCCCTCGTAGGCGCTCCCGTCCGCGATCTCCTCCATGTAGCGATATTCCGCGCTCTCGTGCGCGAGTTGCGCCAGGAAGGCCGCAATGCGCTCCGGCGTGTCGATCGCGGCGGCCGCCATCGCCGGAGCGATGTAAGGCAGATGCGGGTCAAGCCGACGGCCGGCATTCGGGAACATCTGGCGGAGCTGCTGATCGGCAATCCGCATGATCATCGCCCAAACGCGCCGATGTTGAGCTTGATGCCCAACCACAGCGCCCCGGCCCCGATCAGGGCGTACATCAGAGCCTTGCCGAAGGCCGAGAGCGCGCTGTTGCGCACCACGCGGTACATCGCCAGCAGGTCGCGCAGCTGGCGGATGTCGATCGGCGCCTTGTCGTCCTGAAGACCGACGCTGGCCAGCGCCTTGCGGGCACCGCGATCGGCGGCGGTCTCGAGTAGGTCCTCGAGCTGGGCGTGCGTCAGCGTGAGCGGCTTGGTGCTCCCGGCAGAATCCATCGCGGCTGGTTCCCCTGTTATGGTGGCTGCCTGTTCCCTTCGGAGGCGCCTATGGCGAACGGCAAAAACGAGCTTCCCCGCGGCGGGCTACCGGAGGGCACCCAGGCGCTGCTGGCGGTCGGTGCCGCCGGCTACGCGCTGGCGATGGAGCTACTGACGACGCTCAAGGACAAAGGCCTGCTGAGCCACGACGAGGCCGCCAGCGTGATCGACCGCACCCTTGGCCGCGCTTGAACGGACGCATGCCGCGACCCCGCATCCCGCGTTCCGGCTGGCGCGTCAGGCACTCGATCGGCAACTCGAATTGTGGCAGCGGCAGCGCGGCTAGGACCGCCTTCCCCGTCGACTCCGGCTGCCCGGCATGCTGTTCTCGGAGCCGCTCCGGTCCGCCGAAAGGCGCCGGAGTGGTGGGGCTCGACCGTCCCTCAACCCGTGTCGGGCCATGGTGAACACCATGAGGCCGGTGGTGACCTCTCCCAGACCCGCCGCCGGTCTCCCCCGCCGCCCAGCACCAAGGGGCCCTTTACTTCTTCGGCTCTTCTTTCGGCGCCTTGAGCTTGGCGAACTCGGCCTGAAGCTGCTGGACTTGCAGCTGCAGCTGAGGTTGCTGCGCGCTTGCCGGGCCCGCCATCAACGCCAGCAAGAGCACCGCCATTCCGAGGGAGCATTTGCGCTCGTGTCGGATGCGGTCGAGCCTGTACTGGCGGTTGGAAATCAGCTGGTTCTCATCGCCCTTAGAACTGCATCGCTCTCCATGCGACGGTCGGCGCTCCCGAATATGTCATGCCCAATGCGTCTCCCGGCATCGTGAACGCGATGCAAGGCGTGGCATTGCAGACCGTCGTGCCATTCACAGAAACCGCACTTACCGACGTGCCACCGTATATATTGGCAATTGCCGGTTGGCCGGACGTGTTCGTGACCGTGCCGCCCGAAGACGGCACGCCGAGACCTGCAGCGAAATCCTGCAGGGTGTTGATCCATATGATGCCGGTCTTGCTCTGGAACAGAGTTCCGGCGCCGCCGTATGCGGCGCTGTCGAACTTGTTGCCGACTCCCGCTGTGGCGTTGATCCCGTGGTCTCCGCTGCTGAAGAACGTGATGATGCCTCCGGCGAAGAGGTTATTCTGGACATTCGCGCTGTCGATCTGCACGCCGACGCTGTTAACTTCCACGTCGATGCCGTCGAACAGATTGCCGCTGAATGAGTTGCCAGCACTCGTAAGGTGAACACCAATAGCGCAGTTGCCGCCGGACACCTTGATGGTATTCATGGTCCCGGCCACGAACTGATGAGCCTTGCCGTTGCCGGGCCCCGAGCAGTTGGCGGTCGCGCGCACGCGGCTGTTGTAGAGGCCGTTGTACTGAATGCCTATGTTCGCAGGGTCTGTGGAATTGTTGTTGACGACGAGTTGATCAATCAGCGCTCCGTTCAGCGCGTCGGTTGTGGATGTCGCGATGCGCACCAGAGGCCCGGCGTAGCTGCCAACGATGGCAAAGTCCCGCAGCGACGCATAGAACATCGCGGTCGAACTAGTCAGCGTGAAATGGAATCCGGCATCAAATACAATCACCGAGTTGTCACCGCCGGCTCCGAATACCACCGGTCCATGAGAGTTTGCCGGCATCGTCACCGTTAGATTCGACGTAACCCTGTAGTGCCCCGTAGCCATGAAGAGACAATTGGCGTGCTGGGCCGCAGCGGAGGTCACTGCTCCGAACCAATTAGAGATAGCCGTGGTATCGTCAGTTGATCCATCTCCTGCCGCACCGAAGTCATAAGGAGAAGGGCAGAAGCCCTTCTGTAATTTGCTGGCAACGGTCTGTTGAGTCGCGCCGGTGCCGCTCTGCAGGAACGTCGTGTTGCCGGCCTGCAGGCCCGTGATGTTCGTTCCGGTGCCGCTGCTGGGCGTACCGAGCGCACCGCCATTAGTAACGAAGGCGCCAGCGCTGCCGACATTGGTGCCGAGTGCCGTGCTGACGCCCGTCGCCAGCCCGCTGAGATCGGAGATCGCCGGCTGCGATAGTCCCGGCACACCGAGCGTCGAGATCGAGCTGATCCATTGATGCGAGGCACCCGTTGTGGACTGGATGCCGCCGAGCGTGGATGCTGAGGGGTTGGGAAGATCGGCGCCGATCAGCGACCGGAAATTCGGCTGTGCCGGCGATCCCGTCGTTGGTCCTGCAAGCACGCTGTTGCGCGGCTCGTTGCCGAAGCCTTGGACCGGGACACCGTTGATGAAGATGTTCTCCGCATTGATGGTTCCGGGGCCCTGGCAGCCGCCGGTGACGGACTGCGGGAACAGGAAGCAGGTGCCGAGGTCCTTGGGGTATATCTGGGCACCGTTCTGTGTGAACGGACCGTTCGTCGGCGGGGCGGGCTGTGCCGCTGCACCGCCAGCCAAGAGGAGCAGGCCAAGCAACCCGGTCAGGAATCTCTTCATCGTTCTCACCACTGCACCGCCGCAAAGGCATGATTGGCATCCGGTGCCACTACCTGTGTCACCGTGGTCTGCCCCGGGATCGCGAGATAGGTCTCTCCGGGCCAGATCGGAAATGTCGTCCCGCCCTCGGATAGAGCAGGCGCGTTTCCTGTCGGATCGACGTAGAGCGGTTGTGTTGCCGTGCTCGGATTGTAGATCCAGCCGCCATTGATATTCGCACCGAGCGCGATCACGGGCTGACCGATCGGACCCGTGGTCGAATTCGGTCCCGCAACAGGGATGACGGCAGGAGTAGTGCTGGCCATGCCCGACCTCTTACAGCTTGATGAAGAGGTTCATCAGCAGGGTGGGCCCGGTGATGTTCATCAGGTTGCTGAGGCCCGCGCTGCCGGTGTTGCCGTTGAACGGCTGAGCGCCGCCACCCTGGGTCGGCTGCGTCGAGTTCGAGGTTGCGCCCAGGTACGTGTGCGTGTGAGCGACCAGCTCGGCCAAGGTCGTGGCATGCATCTGCTCGCCGGCGAAGTTGCCGAGTGCCGCTGTCATGAAGCCGTTGGCGCTGTAGTTGCCGCCAAGACGATTGGCTGCGGTTCCACCCATGGCATCGGCGCCGGCGAGCGCGGCGCCGCGGGCATCGGGCAGCGTGAACGTCGTCGAACCGTCGCCACACCCGAACGGATTGAAGCGGCAGGTCTGGCTTCCGGACTGGCTGCCGGTGAAGGCGATCGCCGAGATGCCGCCGGCCAGTTGGCCGAGAGTGGTTTCGACACCAGGATTGGAGACCAGCGCGGCAACCAGCGTCGAACCTGTCGTTCCTGCGAGCGCCGTGTAGACGCCGTTGTAGCCGACCGGCGAGCAGCCATTCAGCACGAACAAGGAGCCCGGGATCAACCCGTGAGCCGTCGTCGTCGTCGCCGTGATCTGGCCGCCGCCAGTGGAAGCCCAAGTCAGGCCGGTCAGCGCATTGCTCGCCGAGAACAGGCTGCCGACGTTGAAGCTGTTCGTCGACGGCGCCAGCACATAGTAGTCCGTCCCCGTGCTCAATCCGGTGGGCAGCGATCCCGTGGTCTCGAAGGAGATCTTGGAGCCCAGCTTGAGACCGTGGCCGGTCCAGTTCACAACACCCGGCGACGCGATGTTCAGGGTGACCAGCGAAGATGTCGTGATGGCCGCGAAGAGATTTGCCGTGGAACCCGTACGAGAGACGGCCTGGCCGTAGCTGAGCAGCCAGCCGCCGGGGGCATTGAGGGCCGCGCCGAACACCATGGCACCGGAGAACAGACCTGTGGCATTCGCCAATTGAGACGGGGTGACATAGCTCCGTCCGTCTGTCCCCGCCGAGATCGCCGCGGCCGTGGCCGGTGCCGGATTCGGAAGCTCGAACACGCTTCCATCCCAATAGAGCTCGGTGATGCCGCCAGCGATGATCTCGCCACCGATGCATGCCGAGCCGTCGTAGCGCTTGATGGCAACGGCACCCCACCCGGCATTGACCGTCGACGCACCGGTGTTGGTGTTCTGTGCCAGCATCCTGATCGGTGTTCCTGCCGATGGTGCCGTGCTGATCGCCGGTGTCAGTGCCAGGACATAGGCATTCACGGCACCGGTATCGACGCCGTAGTTGAAGCTCTGACTCTGTGCCTGTGACTGTTGGACCAGCGCTTCCAGCTGTCCGGCAGTCATGAGGTTGCCGAAGAGATCGTTGGCCGCCCATCCGAGTGGGGTGGTACCCTCCTTGCCGCGCTGCATCGTGATCTGATCGCCGGTCACGTTCGTCACCGAGACGATCTCGTGCAGGAGTCCCGTCGCCGCATCGGTGAAGGTTCCGACGAAATACTGATTGGCTCCAGGTGCCGCGAACAGGATGCCGCTACCCGGCGCCAGATTGGCGACCGTTGCGGTATTCGAGATCGAACCCGCCAGAGTGCTCTGGGCGTTGTTGGCGGCAATGAGCTGCATCTGGGTTGGTCCCCGCGATCAGTTGGTATTGACGATGACCTGCCACATGAAGGGCAGTTCCAAGACACCGGCCTGCACTGCCGCTTTGAATATCGGCACGTATGGCGACACCGGCAGCGCCAGCGAGGTCGTCTGGAGATCGTTGAACGGTGCGGCGTTGAACGGGCTCACGTTGAACGTGGCGCCCTTGGTCGCGAAGCGGCGCGTCGTCTGGAGGTTGATGTTGATCTCGTTGTCGGTCCCGAAAGTGACGGAGACCTGATAGGTCTGATCGGTCTGACCCGCAGTGCCGTTGGTTCCCGTCAGGAAGCGCTGCACCCTACGTTTCAGCCAGCGGACGTTGAAGACGAAGCCATCACCGCGCCAGAGATGCCAGGTCAGGATCCTTTTGAAGATGTCGTCCGAGGTCGCATAGATGCCGGTCGGTCCCTGTCGGATCAGGGCGTTGAACGGGATCGTGTTGAAGGCCGCCGTATTGAAGGGGCCTCGCGTGCTCGAAAGCCCGGAGGGAAGAACCGGCCGCTTCATGCCGTAGATGCCCGAGGCCACCCAGTCGAGCAGCGCTCCCGTGATCAGCGGATTGCCGGCATAGACCGGCAGCGACGCATTCGCGAACCATGCCACGTAGGCCTGAGCCAACTGGTTGTAGGCGTCGACGAAGGCCTGGAGGTCCTCATCATCGTTGTATTGCTGATAGAGGTAACTCGGCAGGCCGCCGAGGACGGTCGTCGGTCCGGCCGGCGGGAAGCCGCCCAGGGGTTGAAAGTTCGAGGCGCCCTGGACGACGACGCCAGCAAACTTGTGGCCCGCGCTTGCCGCGTTGACCGAGATCGCTCGTCCAGCGAAGCCGGCGGGAATCTTGAATCTGCCGCCGGGTTGTATCGCCGAACACGTTGGGGTCACACCGACCACAGCTGGATTGACGGGATCGACGTACAGGACCTCTGGCGCCGTCAGGCCCTGATCTGCAGCCAACAGTGGATTGACGATGTAGCCACCGAGTGCTGGCCCCATCGCAGCATCGACGGCCTGTCCAGCAGTGATGATCTTCGAGGCGACGAGCGGCCAGACCTTGACCGCGGTGGTGATCACGTCAGCCCTGAACGACGCTGATGCCCGAGGTCAGGGCGAAGAAGAAGGACTCCGGATCGCCAGAGATCACCACGGTTCCTGCTGATGGCGACGCCCCTTCCCCATTGATCGACACCGAGAAGACCAGTCGCGTCAGTTGGTACGCCGGCAGGATGTCCGCGACGGCTGCCTGGAAGGCATCTTCCATCTGCAGCAGATTGAGCGGCTGTCCGACGGGGACCGAATTGACATAGGCCGCTAGTGCGGGTGCAGCGGCCTGCGCCATTGCGGTGGGGCTGACCACGTTCGTCGACGACGTATTCCACGTCGCCGTCATCGTGACGGTCTGTTGCGGCGGATTGACGATCGGGACGAGATAGGTGTCCGGGTAGTCGATGATGGTGACCGGAACGTTCCGGAGGTTCGGGGTGACGACACCACCGCCGGCGTAGTCGCCGAAGCTTGAGGTGTTGAAATTGGCGACGCCCGCAGGAATGGAGCCCGGTGTCGTCGCCGGAGACGTCAGCGTTGTCGTCTGAGCGGCAACAACGGTGCTGCCGGACGTACCCGCGATGGCGACATAGGTGCCGTTGTAGCCCGATGGTGAGGCGCCACTGATCTCGAAGGTCGAGCCTACCATAATGCCATGGGCAGAAGCCGTGGTGCCCGTGATCTCGCCGCCGGCGGTGCTGGCCCAGGTCAGCGCCGACAGATTCACTGCAGCAAAAGGGGTCCCGAGACTGAACGTGGTCTGCGTCGGCGTCGCGATGATGGTGAAGGTGCCGTCATAGTCCGAGGGATTGTCATGCGTGATCGTGACGACCTGGCCCGGCGAGAACAGATGATTAAGATCCGTGGTGACGACACCCGGATTTGCCTTCGTGATATCGGTCACCCCAAGCGTTGAGCCGGTCATGTCGGCGATGCCGGGACCCAGCGCCTTGTAGATCGCATAGGCGACCTGATAGGGGTCCCCTCCTCCGACGATGACTTCCCACTTGCCGGATTCGGTGATCAGTGCGGAGATCAGGCGCTGCTGGACGTTGGGCACCTGCCCCAGCAGCGTCTTGAGGAAGCTCAGCGTGCCGATCGAGGGCGCCAGCTGCCCCTGCAGGACACGCGCCCGGTAGGCGGTTTCGTCCTCGGCGCCAGTTCCCGGTGTCCCCGGTGTCGGATTGACCACGGTAAGCGGGAAGTTGTTGGGAACCGAGGTGACCATCTGGGTCACCGTTCCCGCCGGGACCGCCCACGTTCCGGTCTGGGTCGCCAGCGCGAAGAGAAGCGGCGTCTGGCGATCACTGCCGACGACGCCGCCGTCCTGGACGACATACTGGAAGGTGCCGTCGCCGACGATGAAGCCCTCATCGATCACGAAACCCGGGGTCCCAGTGAAGACGACGAAGACGGAGGTGTTGCTGTTCAAGCCGATCGGGATGCCGATCTGCTGACCGATCTGGCTGAGCAGGAAGGCGTTGGCCCCCAGCGGCGTGATGCTGTTGATGAGCTCGACGAGACCACCATCAAGCAGGATCAGTGCGCCGGTATCCGTCGACGCGATGTCCTCGATGAGGGTGCCCGGCAGGTTGAGCGTGGCCTGCGGATTGAGCTGGCCCACCAACGTCAGCAGGTTCTGCAGCAACGTGGCCGGCGGCGTCGGAACGGCACCGGCCGGACCGAGGACTACAGGAAGGCTGCCGGTACCGCTCATTGCAGGGGAGCCTCCACGTACACGGTGGGCAACTTGGCGCCGTACTGGGTGATCGCCGAAATCTGGTAGGTCGGTGTCGCCGCGGGCTTCCGCGCTAGGGTCAACGCAGCGAAGTACGGCGCGAACCTCTTCTGCGTCAGCGTCATGAAGAGATCAGGGGCGACCTGCTGCTGCACTGAGCTCCGCGCCGGGATGCCCCAGTCGGCATGGTACGGCGACTCGTTGGTGTTGAGCTTCAACGCTTGCGCCAGCCAGGTGATGTAGACCTGCGAGCTGTCCCCCTTGGCATCGGTCTCGACGACCTGCCAGGGACCGAAGATTTGCCGGCCGTCGACAGTCTTGCCGATGACGGGACGTCCATAGATCCTCATGGTCCCGGGATGTAGGGCGGGTGAATCGGAAGGTTGTTCGTCGTCACCGTCGCCCCCGTCACATAGTTGTCGATCGTCCAGGAGGTGCCGCCGTTGTAGGTCACCTGCGTCCCGTATCCGGCGACGTCCCAGCTGAAGGACTTGGCACCGAAGACGGTGACATTGCCTTTGCCGTCGACCGCGAGGCGCACCATCGAACCGTTGGGGCCGGTCCCCTCGGTGCCGGCGTCTCTCGCGATGACACCGTTGTCGCCTGATAGGACCTGGGCCTTGGGGTCATCGCTAGCAGCGAGTCCCCCACCGCCCATCGCGAGAAAGCCGACCGCACTCAGGTTGCCTTGTGCCGCCATCGTTGCCGTACCGCCGCCGAGTCCGGAGACCCCGCCGAGATAGACGTCCGAAGGAACGAGTAAGCCGGGATCACCCTTCTTCAGCGGGTAGCGGACATACTTCGGATAGAGCGCCGGACAGGTGACCTGCGGGAACTGCAGGACGGGGTCCTGCACTTCGATGTTCACCGTCACCACCGTCCCGGTCTCGTCCACAGAGTCCACCGTGCACGGCAGGCTGCGACCCAGCGTTTCGAGGAAGTGGTCCATCATGGACTGCACGTAGAGCTGCAGGCTTTTGACCAGCGGGTTCTTCTGGGCGTCGTCCATCTAGGGTGCCGTCCCTCCGCCGGTCGTGCTGCTGGAGGCCCCGCTCGGAGTCGGGTTGATGATCACGCAGTCGAAGACCGTGCACCAACTCGCACCGTCGGCCTGACGGAAGCGGGCGAAGTGATGGACACCCCGCACTAGGAAGAGGCCTTGAAAGATCGCCTTGTTGCGCGCCGGCGAGCCGGGGACCGCTGCCGCGGGCGCCGTCACGACGTAGGGCGCCGCGAGTTGTTGCGGCATCTTGATGTAGTCGCCCACCGCGATATCGGCTCGAAGCACGGTCTTGAAGTTCATGGAAACGGGATCGATGAACGTCGGCTGGCCGATCATGTCCTGGAACTTGATCTCGCGCGGCTTGCTCGAGCTCCAGTTCGCGTAGCCGTTATCCGTACCGTCGTAGACCAGCACGGTCTTGCCGGTGATGCTGACGGAAACACCGTTCGTTGAGTACGGGATGCCGGTTGTCGTCTTGATGCCGTTGAACTGCTGCGACTTCGAAACCCGCTTCAGCCAGTTCGCGAAGGAGCTCAGCTTGCTGTAGGTGCCCTTCTGGTCGTAGTTGAAGACGAACTGCGGCGAGACCGCGACCTTGACGTCATAGCCCGCATTTCCAAGTGCCGTGGTGATGCACTGCTTGATGGCCTGTGCCATGGGCTGGTTGGCCGGACAGGCGAACTGCAGGTTGACCTGCGTCTGCCCGCCTCCCGTCGGCGGCTGCAGGATCATGTCGAGCCGCATCTCGTTGCCGAGCCAATTGCCGAAGGCCTGGTAGATCGTGCCGGGGAGGATGAGGCCGGCCTGGTTGTCTTGACTCGCTGCTGTTGCCAGAGGAAGACCGGGCTTCATGCCGGCCCTGATCTCGATGTTCTTGCCGTTGAGATCGTTGGACTGCGCCAGTTCCTTGAGGCCGACACCCCACACTGTCAGCCGTGATCCGAACCAGGGCGTGTCGTAGGTCGTCAGCGGGATGTCCAGTTCGATGTCGAGCGCACCGGGAAGAGACTGGCCGTTCACGAAGCTGGTGAACGTCGACTGCACACCGGTCTTCTGCATGAATGAGGGCTGCACCAGCGCGCCCGACTTCGGGTCGGTGATCTTCACATCGTAGTAGCGCATGGCCTACGGCGAGACCTCGAATTGCTGCGTCGCCGTCCGAAACACGAGGCTGCTCTGCTGAAAAAACCCCCACGCCAAGTTCACGTCGTAGGACGCCAGCCCCAATGTCGTCGCGATGCCGGGGTCTTGAGCCAGCGCATAGCTGAAGCTGTTCGGACCCGTCACCAGACAGGGAAAGGTCCCGTTGAGCGCGGCCGGCGTGCAGCCCGAGATCGTGAGCTCGATTTGCTGACCGACGGCGTAGCCGTGTGGTGCTGTCGTCGTAGCGCTGACATAGCCGTTCTGCCACGACAGCGTTTGCAAAGCCCGTCCTGGTGGCGAGCCGATCAGCGAGCGGAAGAAGATCAAGGTGCCGTTCAGGGCGCGGAGCGAGAGATACCAGCGCTGGCCAAACAGCAGCCATGGCACCGATGCCGTGTAGGACTGGCCATCCAATGTCGGCTGGAATTCGAACACCGGCGCGCCCAACGCCGGCGGCTGGAAGTTGAAGTAGGTCGTCACTGGCCGAGCGGCGCCAGAGGTGTCGACGTGATCTGGCCCGGCGCGATCGAGGCATTCCAACCCGCGATGCCCGTGAAGCCCGGTGCACCGAGGGAGGCCGCACCCGCCGTATTCGTCACGGCCGGGAGCAGCGCGTTACCGGTGCCGCCGATCGTTGCCGGGATCGTTGAACCGACCCCCGACCAGGCCGGCGTCTGGCCACTGATCTGAGACGAATTCGACATCGCGCTCATCAAGGAGCTCTGCGCCGACTCGATGTCGGACAGCGTCAGCAGCGGCGCCTCGAAGTCGAAGGTCCACGTGTTCTGCGGCTGGCGCGTCGAGGGGTTGGAGGTATCCCGCAACGCCCGGAGCACGCAGGACGTGTAGACGAAGCTCGGCGTCAGCACGATGTAGCTGCCGCCCATGGTGTTATGCTGCTGCAGCGCGGCCTGCAGGGCTTGGAAGATCGCCAGCTTCAGGAAGTAGCCCAAGTTGCCCTTGGCCGTGGTGACCATGAGCATGGAGAACGTCAGCGGCTGCTGGATGACCGCATTGGTCGCGATGCCTTGGTTGCCGAACGGGTACCGCGCCAAGTCCTGATTGAGGAGCGCCGCACCGGGCAGCGGTTCGAAGTTCGCGAAGAAGTCGTCGAGATCGAGGTTCTCGGCACCGGACAGCAGGCCGGTCGGGAAGTTGAGCGCTTCGGTGATCGCAACCAGTGGCAGCATGCCGCCCAGAGCCTTGGCGATGCCGCCCGTCAAAATCAGTGGAGAAAGTTGGAACGCCAACTTCCAGGCGGTCAGACCGACGCTGAGACTCATTGCAGGATACTCGGACCCGGCGTTCCGAAGCCGTTGACGCCACCAGCATTCGAAACGGTAGCGACGGCGCTGCCGCCGGTGTTGTTGTTGATCGTGACGTCGAAGCCGGCGCGGCGGAGATAGGCCTGGGTCTCGCCGTAGCCCCGTGGCAACTCGCGATCACCGTGGTCGCGGAGATAGTCGCCTGCCGTCGGACCACCGTTGTAGGCGGCAAGGATCTCGGCGACGTTGCCGTGGTAGCGCGCGCTCAGCTCGGCGAGGAGCTTGGTCGCCATCTCCTTGTTCTTGATCGGGTCATAGCGATCCTGGGGGTCGTAGCCGAGCCCCCGCGCAGTATCCGCCATGATCTGGTACTTGCCCACCGCTCCCTTGGGAGAGATCTGCGGCTTGCCGTTGATGTCGGGGCTGCCCTCCAGCTTCGCAATCAGACCGAGCAGCTTCTCGTCGGCGGTCATCGACATGCCGGCGCCGGACATGGCGGGATCATCCGAGATCACGGTGCCATCGGGCAGCCTCTTCACACCCGGCGTGCCGCTGGAGGCACCCCCGCGGCTCCGTACGTACTCGTCGTATTTTCTCCGGATGTACGCGTCGTACTCGTGGCTGTTGGGGTCCTTGCCCTTGAAGTTCGGGTTCTCGTTGAAGACCTTGCTGCGATATTCGTCGTACGACATCGTGTGCGTCGGAAGAATACCGAGAGCACGCAGGCCTTGGGCAACAGCACGAGCCAGATTGCTGATGCCTGCGACGAGGTCGCGGACGTCCTGCTTGAATGCCGGGGTGTTCACATAATCCCCGAACTCCTTCAGCCCCTTGGCTACCCAGACGATGCCGTCCTTGAAGCCTTGGGAACTCAGCAGCGCCCTGACCGCTTCGCTCAGCCCCTCCGTGAGCTTGTTGAGCTGCGGCGCCAGCGGTGACAGCATCTCGATGAACGTCGACTTGATCTTGATCCCCGCCGACTCCAAGGCCATGTCGAATTCCTGCATGTCCTTGAGGGCTTTCTCGGACACGCCGAACTGCTGGATGCGTCGCTTGTAGCCTTCCTGGTCGATCTCCTGATCGCTGGCGTTCTTGAGGCGGCGGAGGTCCTCCGTGCTGTAGCCCAGCGCGTCGAGACCGTAGGCCTTGGAGATGGTACCCAGCAGGTTGTCCGGTGTCCGCTGCGCCAGGGCGCGGACCCGCTTCAGGGTCTCCTGTGCGGCTTCCGCGGTATCACCGCTTTGGCCCGGCACCATGCCCAGCGCGAACATGGCGCGGGCCTCGGCTGAGGAGACGTCACCTCGAGCGGTGGAGACACCCTTGAGCAGGGTATCGGAATCGACGAAGCGGCCGTAGGTGACGCCGAAGGCGCGCTGTTCGCCGTAGGTCAGGCCCAACCCGGTGGCTTCGCGCCGGCCGGCACCAGCAGATGCCGCGAGACGCTCTAGCCCCCAGATCGAGCCGCCAAGCCCGAGGCCCGCCGTCAGCGAGAAGATGCCGGTCCACTTCTCGAGCTGCCGGGTGGCGCCGACGACGTTGTTGAACACCGTCTTGGAGCTACGCCCCATGGCGTCCCACGAGAACGCGGCGCTCTTGGTGCCCTTGTCGACCTTGTCGACCTCTTCCGCGATCCGGTGTGTGGTTGCCAGTTGGGCGAGCATCAGAGCCGCCATGCTCTTGAAGCCGTCGGCCATCGCCTTGTTTTCTTTGGCGACGTCGGCCCAGATCTCGGGCTGCTTGTTCAGCAGCTCGTCGTACTTCTGGAACTCCTCCGTGAACCTGGAGAGGTTCGATTGAACATCGATCGAGACGACCTTCTGCACGACAGGCATCGGGCGGCCTCCTCACCAGAGGGTCAGCGAGCGCCTCATCTCATAGATGGCTTTCACCATCTCGAGCGTGGCGCGATTGCGATAGGCATGGGCCGAAGCCCAAGGCCACGCCGGGGACTGGCCGAAGTAGTCGGACCAGCCCGGCCCCATCACCCAGCTCAGACCAGCGGCGACGACTGATTCGCCTCCGGGCTCCCGCCAGTATTCCCGTCCGGCGTCGGCATCTTCAAGGAACGCGCGAACTCCGTAGGCGTCGAGGATACGATTTGCGCGCTGTAGATTTTCATCATCGGGAACACGTAGGCCTGCAGCTGCTTTTTGCTCTGGAGCCACGAGGCCGCCGTAAAAAAAGCGGCGTTGCTCAGGACCTCCTCGTGCTCGTCATCGGTGATGATGCCGTTCTGCTTGGCGACGGCGAGCGGGAAGGTCTTCCAGCCGTTGCCATCGGGGTCGAGCGCCACGACGGACGTCAGCCGCTCGATTTCGGAGACGAAGCCCTGCTCGAGGTTCTTCAGGACGTCCGGACCTTCGCGCTCCGCGATCTCCCTGATCAGGATCAGGAAGAGGCGGCCAGCCATGGCCACACCGAAACCCTTGCCGTAGACCGTGGCCACGGCCTCGCCGAGCAAGATAGCGTAGCGATGGAAGACCTGCTTCGCGATCGGCGTGGAGTGGGCATAAAGCGTGTCCACGACGGGGACCTGCTCTTCCTTGCCTGTCGCCTCATCCTTCACCGACCTGAACCGGCCGGTGTCCTGCTCGATGGTCAGGACGAGGTTCAGCTTCCGATCAATCGTCGGTGCCATCTTCTTCTCCTGCTTCTTCTGCTACTGCTAGTTGAACAGAGACGAGTTGATCAGGTAGTAGCCGCCGATCGTGACCACGAAGCCGGCGTCCTCGCCGTTGAAGCTCATCTCGCGGATATTGCGGATCGCGCAGTTGTAGATCGGGTAGATCGGAATGCCGCCGCTGCTCTGCGGGACGTCCGGATAGACCTGGCCGTCGCCGATGAAAGTGCTGACGCGACGCTGGGCCTCGTAGAGCTGGGCGAGGTTCTGCGTCTTCAGCAGGTTCAAGGTGAGCAGGATCGGCTGGTAGGGCTCCGGTGATTGCACCTGGCCCGTCATCGTGTTGATGAACGTGGTCGCCTCACCATCGAAGCTGATCGAGATGCCGGCCTTGCCCAAGAAGGGGGCCGTCACGTTCAGTGCCGCCTGATCGATCCAGTTCACCGAGCCGAGGACTCGATTGAGCTGGCCCTGCGGAACCATGGGGTTGCCCATCTATCAGCCTCCCTGCACCGGGATTTCGTTGACGTCGAGATTCACGATGATCTTGTCGAAGCCCCGGTTGGGAGTCATGACCACGGTGAGACCGCCGTAGAGCCCGATCTTGAAGTTGCCCGGGTTCAGCGTGAGGTAGGACGTGTAGGGCTGCGCGTTGACCACGGCCTGGCCGTCGTACAGGCCCGCCTCGAGGTTGGCGAGGAAGGTGGTCTGCGGCAGCCCGACCTGATTGGCGGTGCCGAACACCAGCCCCGCCGCGATGCCGGTGGCCATGGTGGCAGCCGCCACACCAGCCAGCCGGTTGATGCCATCCTGATTGTAGTAGAGCGGGTTCGTGGTGTTGTTCGACCCGTTGATGACGGCGTTCGACAGGTTGAGGTTGAGGTTGATGGCCGCCCAGTCGATCGCGTACCAGAAGTTGAACGGGTTGCCGTCGAGGTTATTGCCGCCGAAGAGGATGTTGAACGACACCCCGCCTTCGGAACCCGAACCGACATAGCTCCAGTTCGCGGCCGAGATCGCGGCGATGACGGCGCTGTTGCCCTTGAGCGGGAACGGGGTCACGCCGAAGAGCTCGCTGTATTCCAGGGGGGTCACCTTGTTGCCCGAGGAGGGCTGGTAGTTCAGCGTCGTGTAGAACATCGTGGCGATCGAGTATTCCGTCGCGGGAACACCGGCACTGGCGTAGAAGTTCGCCACCAGCGTGCCCTCGACAGAGATCGCGCCCGGGTTGGAGGCGATGTTCGCGATCAGGGTGATACCCGTGGTGCCGGGCTGCGCCACGAACGTCCCGTTGTAGCCGGCCGGCGTGCAGCCGACGATGTTGAAGGTCTGGCCCGGGGCGACACCATGCGCCGAGGTCGTCGTGTAGGTCGCCTGGCCACCGGTCCACGACGCATTAGTCAGCACGTTGGAGGCCCAGGCCCCGGTGAACGGTGCTTCGATCAGACCGGCGACGCACTTCATCGCGCTGTTGTAGAGCGTGTAGTTCTGCAGGTTCGAGGTCGTGAAGAAGTAGGTCTTCGCGGTGTTGCTCTCGAAGCCGGCCAGGAACGTCAGGTAGGACGAGACGCCATCCCAGTTGCGCGGAACGAGGTACGAATAGAAGAACTGCGGTGACGCGTTGATGAAGGCGCTCAGGGCCGTGACGCCCGAAGCGGGCTCGCCGGCGCCGAGCTCCAGCACGTAGACCGGATTCTGGCCGCCCTGCCCGAAGTAGGACGTCGCGGCCGAGACCAAGTCACCGACGCCGCGCGGGCTGTAGCTGCCGGGCACCGTCGCCGGGGACGTACCCGGATTCGTGATCAGGTAGTAGATGAACGTCGTCGAGCCCGTCGCGATCGCGTTGTAGGTGCCGTTGTAGGTCGCCGGGGTCGCGCCGCTGATCGTGGTGACGAAGCTCTCGCCGACGGTGACACCATGCGCGGCTGACGCGGTTGCGGTGACCTCGCCACCATAGGCGTTGGACCACGACAGCGAGGTCAGCGAGATCGACGGGGACAGCAGCGGAGTCAGGTCCGCGAACTGGGTGAGCTCAGCATAGTTCTGCGCCCCGAGGATGGTGCCGCCCTGCGTGATGAGGGCACCGGTCCGCTGCAGCGTGCTCGGTGTCGGCGGCGTCTGAATCGAGACGTTGACTACGGTAATCGGATTGGCCATGCGGCGCGCTCCCGGTCAGGCGTTGCGGTCAGGGGCGTGCGCGATCAGTCGAAGCTGATGCTGTACTGAGGCGAGCCGCCGCCGGGGACCGCCGAGACCACGATGCCGACCTGGCAGGGCCAATCGAGCGCGATGACCTGCCCCGCGGTAAGGCTGCCGAAGGGGATCGACACGATCTGGTTGGCGGCCGATGCCGCGCCGGTCGTCGCGCAGTCGTTGACGGTGAGCGCGCCCGAGGTCGTGCCCGGGGCCACCACGGTGATCTTGGCGAGCCGGCCCGGCGTGGCCTTGATCACCGCGGCCGCGGTCACCTGGAGAGCCGAGCTGTTGCCGCCGGACGAGACGAGGAGATTGCCCTCGCCATCGACATTCAGCGGCTGGTTGGGGCCGCTGCTGCTGCCGAGCAGACGCGCGACAAAGCTCTGGAAACCGTTCTGGGCCATCGTTGTAGCTCCTTGAGAGGGGTTAGTCGTTGATGAGGATGTCTTCGCTGGCGACGAGGCAGCTCGTGATCAGCTGGCGGGCGACGTCACGCATGGTCGATTGGAGGTAGCTGACCTCGAAGGTGATGCGCTTTTTCATGGCGAGCGTGAGCAGCTCGGCCTGCGTTTCCTTGACGTCACGAACCGTCGGCATGTTGGTGATGCCGAAGACCTCGGTGTCGGTGCCGTAGGCGATCGCGGCATCTTGAAACGTCAGCGCCGCCGCATTGTTCAAGCCGAAGAGCGTGATGCGGACCCGATCTCGAGCAAGCTGCTGATGCGAGGCCGTCGGCCCCAGCGTCGGGAACGCCGCCACGACATCGGTGTCTTCTTCACCGATGTGCACGGCGCCATAGGGCGGCGGCAGGTTCTGGGGCACGGCAAAGGACGGATAGAGCGGCACCGCAGGGAACGGCAGCAGCACCGGGTATGGCGGCGCGTAGGTATTGATCGCCAGCCAGGCCGGCAGGGAGTTCGAGATGACGAGACCGCGGCCAGCGAAGGTTGCCGGATCGTCGACCAGCTGGGTAGCCATCGTCGGATTGACCGCCATGCCGGTGTAGTGCCAGAGGCCGGCCTGACGATAGAAGCTCGAGCGACCCGAGAAGGCGTAGCGGCGCCCCTCGGCTGTGGCGACATAGAGCGTATCCAGACCGACCTTGTTCAGGAACTGCACCTCCTGCTCGGAGGTGAAGGTGATCAGGTCGTCGGCGTTGTTGGTCTCCTCGCCCTGCTTCATCGTCGTGGACAGATGCAGCGAGCCTCGGACCACTGCGGTGTTGTCAACGACACCCGCCGCCGCACTGGCGTTGAAGGGTGCGGTGTTGAAGGCGAAGGTGTTGAACGCTGCTGCCCTGGCAAGGACGCCGGGCGTGATCAGCGGTGCCGCCACCCAGAACACGAAGCCATCCAATGGCAGCACGAGCCGGTTGTACTGCCGGAACGTGATCTCCTGGTTCTGGCTGATCGCCCGCTCGCTCTGCCGCAGACCGGCAGCGAGCGGCGACGCATTGCCGCCACCAATGGCCTCGTCGACGGTGGGCACCTAGACCTTCGGTCCCTGATACTTCCAGCCGTGCGCGGCGAGATAGTCGGGCGAGAAACCCATGCGGATGCCGGTGCCGAGCACCGGCACCCAGGTCCCGGAACGCGCCCACCAGGTCAGGACGACACCGTCGCCGCCCTGCGGCGGGATCAAGACGTGCCGGCTCATGTCGGCGGCCGCGGCCGGCGGCTTCGCAACCTGCGGCGGATGCACTGGCGTCGCCGGCATCGCTGGTGCACCGACATGATGGTAGCCGCGCCCATGCAGGAAGGCATGGCAGCAGGGATCGGCCAGGGCGGCCTCGCGATGAACTGCGATCATCTCTCCACCCAGACCTTGATGGACGCCTCATAGAGGCCGGTATCGATGAATGAGGGCCGACGCGGATTGCTCTCGGCGTAGGGATGCGCGAGGCGGTGGTTCACACCCGCCAAGGCGGCCTTCGTCGGGACCGGCCTATCCGGACCACCGCTGATCCCGATCGTTTCGGCCTCTCGCGAGGAGAGGAAGTGCTTGTACCAGGTCTCGATCTCTTCAGCGGCCGCCACGAAGACATCGCGATTCGGGAGCCGGCCGTTCAGTACGTTGTCGAGATCGCCCAGCACAGCCTCAGTCAGCGCGTCGACGATCTTTTCTTTGTGCACCTCGAAGAAGGACTCCATGAGGTGGTATTCGTCTTCGAGATACTGAGCGACCTCGCCGGTGGTGATGCTGAGCATCACCTTCTTGCCCTTCTTCCGGGGCTTGCCCTTCTTGGTCAGCTGCTGCTGGTCGTAGGTGTAGGGGATATCGAGCACACCGAAAATGAGCTGGGTCACCCGCAGCCCCTGCTAAGCCCCCAGATTGTCGGCCCGTAGGACTGCGCGATGCCGAGATATTGCCGACCATAAGGCGTCTGCAGGTTGGACAACTGATTGACCGTCAGGTTCTTCGCCCACTGCGGGACCTCGAAGCTGGCCGAGGTGCCGTTGTCGCTCGACGACGTGATCGCGCCACTCACGAAGCCATTGAGGTTGAACTGCTTCCGCGCCCACTGGAAATAGGGCATCGGCGGCTTCGAGCCTTTGACATTCGCTGCGCCGGGCTGGTCCTGCGCGAAGTTGATGAGGCGATCACCGGCCAGGTTGTAGACCGCCAACGCATAGATCGTGACGTCATCCGAAGATCCCGGCGGGCAACCCGGCACGCAGCGCAGCGCCGGGTTCACGAACATCAAAGCGACGTTATAGGAGAAGTTGATGACGGGACTGTTGTCCGGCAGGACGTCAGCGGTGATGCCCATGACGCCCCGGATGAACGGGTCGAGATAGTATCCGACGTTGGGCTGTGTCACGGCCGGACCGTCTGGATGGTGCGGCCCTGAGCGTTCTCGACATAGGCGACCGAGTAGTCGGACTCCGCCGTGACGTCGTTCAGCTTCCTGATACCGACGGCCTCGATGCTGCCGTCAGCTTTCATCATGTCGACCTTCGACATTCCGTCAACCCGGTCCGCGATGACCTCGGCACACTCGACACTGCGGGTGCGTCCGGTCTTCTCGTTGATGAGCTTGACGGTCAGCACGGCTGCTCAGCGCTTCTTCGGGCCGCGCCGGCCGTCGGCGGCGGTCGTCACCTTGACCCCTTCCTCGATGCGGCTCTCGCCGAGGTCGGTCTGGTTGAGCTGCTCGAACTCCACCGTCGTGAATTCCGGCTGTGCGATGCTGGCGGCATCGAGCACGGCCTTGTTCACACCGACCGCCGCGGCCTGGCGCCGTTCGGAGCCCTGCTTCTCGTGGATGCCGTTGTTGATCAGCCGCTGCCGGTTGATCGCATCGGCCGGGATCGGGGTGTCCTCGCGGTAGATGTATGGCACGGTGAACGGTGTGGTCTTGCTGACGGCGTCGTGCCGCTTCATCCCGTTCTTTTCGAGCTGGTCGATAATCGAAATGATCTGCGCCTTGTGGAGGTCGCCGCCCAGCTGGATCTGGCGACCGGGCAGGATTTCCTCCTGCTTGTGGCCGCGGAACTTGTCCTCGGCGTCGAGGTTGCCGTGCTTGTCGAAGTCCAGTCGGTAGCAAACGATCTGCTTCTGCAGGGTGCAGTTACCGACGTAGAGGTAGGCCATGTCGTTCTTCTCCTTCTGCTGGTGAGGGGGCGGCCCGAAGACCGCCCCGGATGATGCAGGCCTAGTAGGCCATCGAGATCAGCATCAGCGCCTGATAGCGCGGCGCCCAGCCACTGGAGATGCGCCACTCCATCATGAAGTGCGTCATGCCCATCGCCATCGGCGAGATGATCTCGGTCGGTGCGGCCTTGTCGCAGTACTGGGTCGTGCAGGCCGCCCAGTTCGGCGCGCCACCGCCCCAGAGGTTGGTGTTCAGGGTGCCGGCCTTCGGCACGGCCACCTCGGGCATCGCCAGCATGACGAGATCGTTGCCGCCGTTGCCCTTGCCGATCAGGGTGTCGTCGTAGACCCAGATCAGATCGTCCCCGTTGTCCATCAAGATCTCCTTGACGGTGCCACGGGTCGAGGCCGTGCCGGCGCCCTCGCGCTGGAACTGGGTGACCTGGACGACATTGTACTCGAAGAGACCGAGGATGCGCTGCGGGCCGAGGATGGTGAAACTGCGCCCGATGCCGAGCTGCATCGTGGCGGTCTTCAGCGCCAGGATCTGCTGCGACAGGAAGAAGGCCATCTGGCCGTTGTCGTAGGTCCGGGCGGTATCGTTGCCGAAGCTGTCCGCCGGCAGGTTGATGGCGGTGGCACCCGGCGCGTTGACCAGACCCTCACCGTTCTCGGGATGGAAGCCGTAGAGACAGGCGTCACGGGCGAGCTGGTAGTTCCCCTGCCACATGCCGTTGCGGTACTCCTCGACCACGGAGTAGCCCCAGCGGCCGCCGGCCTGCACGTCGTGGTGATCGTACTGGTTGCCGACGCGCAGGAGATAGGTCGGGGTCGAGATCATCGACGCCAGGATGTCCACCGAGGGCAGCTCATTGTATGAGCTCTGGCCCGAGGCGACCTTGGTGCGGAGGTTGAGCTGCTTGGCGTAGACCAGGAGCGAGTCGCTCTCCAGCCGGGTGCGGAGCTGTCCGTCGGACAGCAGTTCGATGAACCCCGAGGCCTGGACCTGCTGGCGCAGAAACTCGGGCTCGATGTAGGACGGGTTCAGCGTCACGAAGGACGAGGCCTGAATGCTCATCTATGGGTTTCCTTGATTGGGAGAGAGGGGGGATCGGCCGCGGTTAGCTACAGCTGGATGACCGCGGCGGCGTCGTTGAAATTCCACGTCGCGAAGCCGGTGACCGGATCGTAGTTCACGGTCTCGCAATTGGTCTGGATCACCTCGAGCACCTTGACGGGCAGCGCGACGCTGGCGCCGGAGCCGAGGGTCAGGCTGCCGCCGGTGATCGTCGCCGCACCGAGGCTGGCGCCGGCGTTGTAGGTGACCGTGGTGCCCGAGGCGCTGAGCGCGGTGAACGTGCCATTGAGGCTGGCGAAGGCGCCGGTGCCCGTCAGGCTGCTGACCACGATGGCATCGCCGGCGCTGAAGCCGACCGCAGCGCTCATCGTCAGCGTGACCACACCCGTGGTGCTGTTGTAGGTGCCGCTGGAGATCGTCAGCGTGCCGATGTAGGGGACCAGGAGCTGGTTGACGAAGTCCCACGACACGTTGGCGCCGATCGGGCCGCCGCGCAGGCTTACCAGGTTCTGGTCGGCCTTGACCCAGATGCGGGCGTTGGAGCCCAACGCATAGGAGTTGACCTGACCGCCGGGATAGTTGAGCGGAACCGGCGACTGCGGGGTCGTGACCCCGGCGAAGTTCTGGCTGAACACGCTGAAGCCCGCCAGCGCCTTGGAGCCCGTGAGACCGTTCGCACGGCCGACGGTGACGCCCAGGGTAGCACTGGGCTGGGCGACGCCACCAAGCGGGACGTCCTCGTAGATCGCGACGCCGCCCCACATCGGGAGCGTTTCCGTTGCCGCAAGGATGCCACCACGCAGACGGTAGACCGAGGACGGATCGGCATAGGCGGTGCCCTGCCGGCCGCCCACAGAGGTGGCGCTGAAAAGGCCGGCGTTGCCGACCGTGGTGACGAAGGGATTGAAGCCGACAGTCGACATTCGTTGGGTCTCCTATGACCTAAGAGGGGAATGCGGCCGACATCTGCCGGCCGCGCTTGTTCTGTTGCTACTAGGAATCAGGCGCCGCGGCGGGCGCCGGGGCGCGCATCCTTGAAGTTGCCGACGGCGCGCTTGCCGACCGGACCGGCCAGATTGCGCATCCATGCCGCGGGCTCGCCGTACCACTCGTTGTAGGTGTGGCCGCCGTCCTGCCGCGACCGCATCATGATCTGACCCGCCGGGATGTCCTTCGGATTGGCCGCGGCTTCCTTGGCAGCGGCGAGGATCTGCTCCTCGGCCATGTCGAGATAGGCGTCGTTGACCGCCATAAGGCCGATGTCCATGTCCTTCCACACCGGCGAGTGCTTCTGCAGCGCGCGGAGGTTGAACAGCCGGTACTCGTGCAGGGACTCGCCCAACAAGGGCGCGCGGGCATTGTTGCCGAAGCCCTGGTGCACGGAGTCGAAGCGGTGCTGAGCCTGCAGCAGCTTGGAGCGATCGGCGTCGGCCGGGCCGGCGATGGCGCCCTTGATCTGCGCCTCGAGCTTGGCCATGCCGTCGCGCAGCTCGGCGATGGTCTGGGCGTCCTTGCGGGAATCGTCCTTCATCTTGTCCTCGTCGGCCTTCTTTTTGGCCGCCTCCTCTTCCGCCTTGTCGATGTCCTCGGCGTCCTTTCGGCGGCGCTTCGCGGAGTCCTTGGCGACGTCTTCCTCGTCGCCGGCCTCCATCATGGCGTCGCACAGTGCCTTCTCCTCGGCGTCGTGCTTGGCCTTGTGGTCGTCGTCGCTCTCGGCGGCGTCCTTCTTGGAGAACTTGAAGGCGTCGGCGCGGCGCTTGGCGTCGGCCTTCTTCTTGTCGGCCTCCTCCGCGGCGTCCTTCTTTTCCTTCTCCTCCATGGAGTCGACGCGGGCCTTGAGATCGCCGACGATCTTGGTCACGCCCTGGATGCCTTCGAGCAGCTGATTGAGCTTCTCGTCCCCGGCGCTGTCCTTGCGCGCCAGCAGCAGCGCCTCGGCCTCGTCGCAGCGGGCCTTGTAGCCGGCATCGGTCTCGCCATCGATACGCTTCAGGTTCACCTTCATGTCGTCGTCTCCGTCAAATCTGGTGTGGATGTTGTCTACGCCGTTTGGTTCGCCGCCCTTGTCCCAGACGCCGTGAGGGCACACGGCCAGGTGGTCGAGCAAATCGGGCTTGCCCTCCACGATCACCCTCGTTCCGCCTTCAAGGGTGAGCAGCTGCACGTCCTTGCCGAGCAGGACGCCCGGACTGGTGGACAGGTTCATCTCCTTGAGGGCTGCTGCTCCTGCCGCGTCGTAGACACGGGCGATTCCCCAAGGTTCGAGCCGGCCGTCATCATCGGGCCGGAGATACGTGATCATCAGCGCGCCGATGACACGTTCGGCGAATTGCTTGCTGTCGAGAATGGCCTCGTCCGGATGCATGACGATGACCGGGAGGCCCTGTGCCCGCGTCAGGAATTCGGGACTGGTGTAGTAGTCCGGCTTCCGGAACACGACCTCGGGCGGTTGCACGATCTTGCCGTCGGCGTCGCGCTTGGCGCCGCGGAAGGCTGTCCCCACACCGCTGATGCGCAGCGCGAAGAGATGGATGTTGCCGTATTCCTGCGGACTGACCAGCTCGCCGTCACGGATTGCCTCGGCGACCTGGAGCTCGTCGTCCATCGTGAAGCGACGCAGTGCTACCGCACAGCCGGGATGGAGCGGCTGCGGCGGATTGTTGATGTCGGCCCATGCATAGCCGGTGTGCTCGCCGGACTTCTCGATGTCGGGTTCGAACTCTTCCTCGTCCCGCACCAGGAAGGTGGTGAAGTCCACCATCTCGCCCTGTGGCGGCGTGACCTCCGGTGACGGAGCCTGCGGCCGCAGCGAGCGAGTCCAAAGCTTCAGCTGGCCCGGCTTGAACGCGCGGCCGGTCTCCTCCTCGGCCTCGCGGATCGCGGTTTGCTCGGCGGTCTCCTCACTGTCGCGGCGGCCACCGGGAAAACACCATGCCCCGGGAAAATCGCTCCCGGCGCCACGCTGAAGGAACAGCGCCTTGCCCTGCTTCGACAGGACAAGGATGCCGGCCGCGCGGATCGTCACTGCGGGGCGTCCTTTCGCTGCTCCATGGCGTCGACCTTCTGCGCGACCTCTCGCACGGCGCCGACGAGAGCATCCATCTCGGCGACGGCGGTCTCCAGCGCGGGACCTTCCTTGCCGTCGTCGCGGGTGTCAGCGGCCATCAGGTTCTCCACTTCACTGTAGTCGCCGCGGGCGACGCGCTCGGCGATGGCCTCGGCCTGCTTCTGCTGGTGGCCCGATCGAACAAGCTCAGCGATGTTGCGGCCGATGTTCGACTTGCCTTTGAGGAGTGGCATTCAACAACTCCCCTTCGCCTTCACGGCCTTGAGATCGCGCAGCTTGTCGAGGACGCCCTGATGGGCAAGCACCGATCGCAGGCATTCCCCACCGCATGGGCAGGTCAGCCCGTCGATCTCTTCCTCGGTCGGTCGGAACCACAACCGCTCATGCTTGCGGCTGCGAAACTGCACGATCATCGCGTCAGGACAGCGCCAGCATGTTGGTCGCGGTGGTCCCCGAAGTGTTCACCTGGGTCATCGCCACGTTGAAGATGCCGACGGGCACCGCCTTGAAGAGCACGGCGTTGTCCTGCCCGGCAGGGATGCCGGTGATATCGCCGGACACGCCGACATAGAGCGCGCGAGACGTGAACGCGGTGTCCAAGGTGACAACCGCCGCGCGGCCGAAGTTGCTCGCAGCCGAAGGCTGGAACGGAAGAGTTGCCATGTTGTGAAGTCTCCTAGGCGAGGGCGGCGCGTTTCCGCGCTGCGTTCTCCAGGAATTCCTCGCCCTGCTTCGTGAGCATGTCGCGAGGGAGTTGTCTCAAGTTGTATTTCCAGGACCATGCACAGCGGCAGAAGGGCAATTCGGCCGGCTGCTCGACGTCGTCGGTGTAGCGAGCGCCCGTCGTCTTTACTAAGCCGTCCTTAATGATCCATGAATCTCGCACCAGGAACGGCCTGCGCAGACTCTCGACCTCGTAGGCTGCGTGCTGCACCCTGAAATCATAATTTTGCTGATGCGCGTGGCTCCGCCACACTGCAGCAATTGCGTTGCCTTGCTGGGCCAGCGTTGCGTTTATCGAAGAGACTAACTTCGCCCCCTGATCAATCAAAACTCGCCTTTCCTCGAAACGCAGCCCAGACAGCCCCTTCTTCAGCGTGTCCTTGGCTTCCCGCGCCTTGCTGTGATCGCTGCCACCGGCCGGCACGCTGCTCGCCCAGCCGGAGAACCGCTGCTGCATCTTCGAAACGACCGACTCCTTGTTTAGCCGGATCAGGTTGAGGCTCAACGCGATGCGCTTGTCGAGCTCGGGCCGGAGATGGGGCTTGATGCGCTCCAGCGTGAAGCGCGGCACGCCGGGATGGAACTTCAGGATCTTGGCCTGGTCGACCATCTGCTCGTAGAGCCGTACCAGCGCGCGATCCACCATGGTCTTCATGACGGCGTCCGGCGTGAACGAACGCCGCAACGCCTCGGCCAGCCGTCGCTCCCACTCCTTGACCTGCTCGATGCTCAGGAAGCCTCGGCGCTCGACGTCGTCCATGGCGGACTTCAGCACCTCGGCGAAGGTGGGGTCAGCCATCGCCCGGCGGCGCGTCTTCCTTCGGGGCCAGCCGGAATTCCTTGAGGACTGCGCCCAAGGCTTCAGCCTTCTCGTTGGTCACCCAACTGGTGACCTTGATCGACGATTCGCGAGAGCCGAACGCAAGCTCCACCCGCTGCGTCTTCGCAGGATCGATGCCGAGCGCCCCGCAGACCGCCAAATTGATCCGCCGAAAGTTCAGGGTGTCGCTCATCCCGACAACCGCCCGTCCGCGGTCACCTTCAGCTTGCCCGCCGCGATCTTCGCTGCCCGGCGCTGCGCCGCATTCAGCTTGGTCGACCGTGACGGCTTCCGAGCGCTGAGCCGCAGCGGGTCCAGTGGGAACTGTGCGAGCATCAATGCTTGCGCCTGGCGCGCCCCGGACAGGGCCTCGACGCGCGGTGCGCGCGGCAGATCACCGACCTGAAGGACTACCCCATACGGCGGGTTCATGATCTTGTCGGGGTCGTAGCGAAGCGGCGTGTCGGGGTCCGAGCCCGGCACGCTGAAGATTTCGGCCATGTGCTTCTTCTCCTAGCCCTTCGCCGCGTCCCGCATCCGGCGGTAAGCCGCGGCGTGATGCTCGAGGAACGATTCGGCACAGGCCAGCACCTTGGCCCGGCAGGTCTCGATCAAGATGTCGTCGTTCGCCATGCACGCGACCTCGAATTCCGTCAGCGCCTCGCAGTACGCCACTTGGGCGCTCCGGGCCTGCTTCAGGCTCTCGTGCACGTCGGCGGTGATGTCTTCGGCGGTGCTCACGTCCAGCTTTCCAAGCCAGATCGAGCCCGCACGCTCAACCATTGCCAGACATCGGACCAGATTTCGCGTCGTTGATGGTGACCGGCATAGAATCTCTGGCGAGCTTCACGTCGGTCCCAGCGATAATCGGGGCTGAAGACTATCCGCTCGCGCAAAACCATCATCACGCGCTCTTTCTGTGCTCCACCGGCCGGGGCCGGCTCTCGACATACCGTAGCACAGCCGCCTTGAACTCTTCCATGCTGTCCGAACGGGACAGCGTCTCCGGCTCGGGCTTGAACTCGTCGCCGGCGCCCTGCGGTGCCACGTAGCTGACGATGTCCTCCAGATCGAGGTCGAGATCACGGCCGTTGAACAGCAACTTCATTTCGTTGATGTTGTCCTGCACGAATTCGATCAGCTTGGCCTTGTTCATCGGGCTGAGCTGACCCATGAGGACTTCCAGGAACGCAATCAGCGCCCGAAGCTTCACATCATCGACCTTGACCAACTCGCTCGGCGGCTCGCTGAGGTAGTTTGGCCAGGTGGCATGAAAGCTGTTGCGCCACTCGTAGAAGACTTCCTCGAACGGCCTCGAGCCGTACTCCTCCGGGTGGAATTTCTGCACCAGCTTGTAGAGCTCCGGGTTGACCGCCCGGTGGAAGCAGATCGTCTCCATGTACTTGTAGGCCGGGTCGAGGTCCTCGCGGAGACCGTCGATGAAGCGCGCGATCGCCTTGGCGTCCTCCGAACCCTCACCGAAACCGTCGGCAAAGGTCTCGTCGTTCAGCAGTTTGGCCGGCATCGGCACTGCTGAGGCGACGTTCTCCATGCAGTTCTTGCGGGCCAGTTCGTAAGGGCCCTGCAGGTTCTGGAAGTTCAGGGTCTCGATGGCCTCGTTGAGACCGATGCCGAGCACGTCCGAGGTCTTGGCTTCACCGAGCAGGTTGCGCTTCTGGGCGTAGAGCCACTGCATCGCCCCGTCGATGATCGAACCGGGCTGCTCCTGCTTGGCAACGATCACGCCAGCCTTGACCGCGATGAGATCGTCGGTCCGCATGGTCTGGATGAACGTTTTCAGCGGGTACAGCGCGCGCTGGTAGACACTGCGGCCGGTGAAGCCGAACGTTGAGGCCTGGTAGTCGATGTAGATCGGGGCCTCGTTCATCATGATGCATGACCGAGTGCGATGGAACGCCTTGCCGCCGACGCGGATCGCAACGGGATGCTGGAAGTCGATCGCCAGCGGATCCTGATTGAGCACCAGGGAGCCCGCCGTGTTCAGCGGGTCGAAGGTGTTGAAGCTGATCTCCTTCTTCCACAACGACATGAGGTCCAGCGGCTTCGCGGGATCCTCACCGACGATCATGGTACCCAGGCTGCCGATGCCGTAGATGCGGGCGGTGCGCGCTAGGTTGCGGATCGATTTTCCGTAGGCTGTCCGATTCCACTCGCGGAGGTAGGCCGCCTTCACCATCTCCGGCGCCGCCGGGATTGCGATCTCACGCGGCTGGCTCTGGGCCATCTGGATCGGCTTGTCGACGATCTTGCTGCCCCACGGATGGGCCAGATAGATCGATTTGCAGAGTTGGTAGCTCGGCTGGCTGCCGGGCCTGATGCCCTCGTTTTCACCCAGCAGGAGCATCAGCTCCGGGCTGAGTGAAGAGGCGTTGAGGGCGATCGTCGCCAAGGCTGTTGCCCTAGTTCCTGACCGGCTCGACCTTGATGCTCAAGCTGCAGCTCTCGACCTTGCCGTCGACCACGCTGCACGAACCTGAACTCTCGACCTTGACCGTCATGTCCTCGGGCAGGATGACGACGGCGGCCTCGACGGCGCGCGCCGCATATTGCACGACATGCGCCTCCTGCGCCGGCGTCTTGTCGCTGATCGCTGCGGCATGGTCATCGCGCAGTTTGGCCCTGATCTCCCCGGCTTTGCCGGTGGCGCCGACGCTCCAGCTCATGCTCGTCCTCCTGAAGGTTGGTAGCGCAGGCGGGAGTCGAACCCGCGGCCTTCTGGTTATGAGCCAGGCGATCTACCACTGATCTACCGCGCATCGATTTAGTGCAGCCGGGAGGGTCTTGCAGCCAGGTCCGAATTTGACCTGGATGGCTGGCCCTCCCAGCGACGTGACGACCGGGTCTCCCCTGTCGCCCTGACTACCTCTGCTAGTTCAATCTCTCGCCGCGGCGGAAGACAGCAGAGCAATCATTGACTTCTATCATCACCTCGACCTGCTCTAAGATGTGCGGGCCGCAATCCTTGACGTCGACGTTCATGTTCTTGAGCAGCGCCTTCATCAGCAAAAACCCAGCACAGATGCACTCGTCTCGAGTCATGCCGGGAAAGTCGTGGCTGTTGCAATCAATGACGCGCTTCTTGTCGATCGTTAACTGAGCCAACAGCCAAGGCTCTTCCGCTGTAACCGCCATCAGAGCCTCCATTGCTCGCGTATGCTACGGGCTCGGTCTGTTAGCGCTTCCGGCCTTGGGTCAGAATCCCTGCTTGTCGCCGAACGCCAGCGCCGGCCCGTAGCATCCACAGTCAAACAT